ATGCGGGCGTGTGGGCGGGCCGCACATGGCGCTGGCCCGCGTCGGCCAGCCGCGCCTGCGCCAGCACATGCTCGCACGCCTGCAGGCAGGCGCGGGCGTGCGCCGCGCCCTCATTGCCCTTGATGAGCGGCCCGGCCAGATGGGACGCCAGCAGCCAGCCCAGCGCGTCCACGAACAGCGCAGAAAACCGCGTGGGGTCGGTCACGCGCAGCACCCGCCGCGCACGGGCCACCGGTTCATTGGTCAGGATGACCTGCTGGCCGCTGGCATCAAGCCCGATGACAAAAGGCACACGCGCCCCCGCACCGGGCACGCCGTGCGCAGGCAAGACCGCCAGCACGTTCAGCGTATTGGCTGGCAGCGCGTACGTGTGCGTCCAGCCGGGGACAGGATGGGCCAGCGGGGCCAGCGCCTGCTCAACTACCGCAAACGTCCACGGCTGCCTTTGCAGCAGGGCATCGCGGGCCAGCGGATAGAACCGTGCGCAGGCACCGGCCTGGCTGCTCCCCTCTGGCGGCGCGATGCTGGCTACCGTGGCTTCATCGCCCAACCGCGCCAGCGCAAGGTTGCAAATGTCTACGTCAGAGGCCATGACACTACCACCAGCGGATGGCCGCCAGCAGTTCCGGCGTGCGCCAAATGACAATCAGCGCCATTGCCCCCAACATGAACCGTCCAATGCCGTAGCGCTCAATCAGGTATTTCATAAACCCAACCAATGGTCTAAAATCCACTTACGATTGCTCCTATGGTCGTGATAGGACTGAATCCAGAAGGCCCCGCCAGTTTGCCGCTGGCGGGGCTTTCGTCTTGATGGATGCAAGGTATCAGGCAATGCGCCAGGTAGATGCACATTGCGCCCGAAACGGGACACGATTGGCTACAATTGCCGCCATGTCTGGCAGTTGACGGCAAGGGGAAACTGATATGGGCACCGCCACCGCGTCGCTTTACGAAACCGATTTCTACGGATGGATTCAGCAGCAGGCCGATACGTTGCGTACGGGCAACCTGGCTGCGCTGGATGTGGGCAACCTGATTGAGGAAATCGAAGACATGGGCAAGCGCCAAAAACAGGAACTGCGCAGCAGGCTGACGGTGCTGCTCATGCATCTGCTCAAATGGCAGTATCAGCCAGGTTTCAGGGGCAGCAGTTGGCAGGCAACGGTCAAGGAGCAGCGCATCAGCATTGCTGACCACCTGGCAGAAAACCCAAGTCTGAAACCCCAACTGCCGCAAACGCATGAAAAGGCGTACCGCCATGCTGTGTTGGCGGCGGTCAAAGAGACCGGTCTGGCCGAATCCACCTTCCCCGCCACCTGCCCGTGGACGTTCGGGCAGGTGATGGACGACGGTTTCTGGCCGGAACATCCCGCCGTTTAACCATACCCGGCAAAAGCCCTTGTGACGTCGGTCAGCGCGTTCTGCCCGCCGGTGTCGGCACCGGCCAGTTTTTGCGCCACGCCTGCGCCCTGCTCCATTGCGGCCATTTGTTCGGCCTGCTGCGCGGCCCTGGCGCGTTCCTGCCGTATCAACGCCACCTGCTCACCCGGCACCACCATATCGGGGTCGATGCCCAGCGCGTCAGCGTAGGTCTCGGCCCACTGGTCGGCGTCCAGCTTGTCCAGCACGTCCGGCTTCATCTGCGCAATCGTGCCCAGCCCCATCACGAACCGGTCTATGCTGTTCGTGGCGATGGCCCGCTGCGATTGGGCCAGCATGGAGACGAACTCCACGTTCAGATCCATGCCCTGCAACTCGGGGGGCGCGGGCGGCACGATGCCCGCCTCCAGCATGCGGGCAAAGGTCATCTCCACGAGAGGGTCCAGTATTTCGTTGTGCAGCCTTTCCAGCACCGGCCCCAGCATGAGCAGTTTTTCTTCGTGGCGCTCGGCTACCTCGGTGGCCGTCATCTGCGGGTTGCGCTGGTTCGAGAGCATCAGGAAGAGGTCCGCATAGAAGCTGGCGTTGATGCGCTCCCTGACGTCCTGTATGTCGGCCAAGAGGTGCGAGAGGTCAAAGCGCACCTCAAAGGCGCTTCTGACGCCCGGCCCGCCTGCCGCGTCCACATAGGTAATGCCGCCGGGCAAAAAGTCCGTCTCGCGCCCGGCCATGACCATCGGCACCTGCAAGGGCGGGTTGGTCAGGTAGTCGATGCCGCGGGCCTTGCGCAGTTGCTGGTGCTGCAACTGGCGGATGTCGCCCAGCGCCTCCATTGCGGGGCTGTGGCCGTACACGTCCCCGCCTGCGGTGGCCCAGCGCGGACACAGCGCCACAAAGTGTTTGAAGCCCGATTCGCGCAAGACGTGTTCGGCGTCAGAACCGGTCTCGAAGTAAACGGAGCGGTACGCCATGTTGGCGGCGTCTTTTTTGTGCGGCTGGCGGTCGCTGCGCGGCTCCACAGCGTGGATGACCGGTATCCATTGTTCCAGCCTGCCCGCATCGAACAGGTTCTTGACCTGCTGGCTGCACGCATCGCGCCCGAACTCGCGCACCATCTGCGCCACCGTCATATCGAACTCGCGGTACAGGGTGTTCACCCGCGAGAGGTTGTCTGCCGCCACGGCGTATTGCCCGCAGGTCAAGACGTGCTGGTGGATGACGGTATCAAAGTTGTCCAGTACCACGCTGGCGGCGGTGCCGAATGCGCCCAACTCTTCGTACATGGCATGCAGGGCGCGGTAGGTGTTGCTTTTGGCAAACACCATCTGCATCAGGCGCGTCACGTCCGCCAGCCAGCGTTTGACCGCTGCCGATTCGTCCAGTTCGGCAATGCTGGTCGTGAGCCGGAACCACGGGCGGGCGGGGCTGGTCATGCCCGCCATCATGCCTGCGGCCAGCACGCGCAGCGCACGCGTGCCGGTGTTGTCGTAGATGTTGTTGTGGCGCCTGGTGCCGCGATTGCGGTCGGTGATGGCAAACCGCCCGCTGCGCGGCAGCAGGTGCTGGGCAATGTCCTGCCAATGCCCGATCCAGCTTGCCCGCTCGTCCTGCAACTGCGTCCAGCGCTGGTGCAGGCGCTGGCGGGCAAGGGGACTGTCCGGTGCCTGGCCCCGCTGCACCTATGCCCCCAGCAGCGTGTTCTTGCCCAGCGTCAGTGCGTTGGGGTCGATGCCGCCCTGCCCTGTGAGCAGGGTGCCGCTGGCCCCGCTTTTGCCCGCCTGCTGGCTGGCCGCCAGCGCTGCGCCAGGGTTGGCCCGTTTCTGGTTGGCGCGGTTCTGCGCCTGCTCGGCGGCGCGTTCCTGGCGCAGCGCAGCATCCTGCGCCTGATTTGCGGCATTTTTGGCAGCCTTCCTTTGCTTGTGTCCGGCAAAGCCGGAACTGGCCGCCCCTATCAGGGCCGAACCGATCACTGCTTCAACCACGCCCATTACGTTTTCTCCTGTGTCGGTATGCGACGATAAAAAAGCTGGCTCACGCCCTGATAGCCTTGCCTGGGCAGCACGCGGGCCAGTGCGCCGCCTGCGGGCGCGTTGATGTGCAGGCCCGCCGCACCCTGCTGGCGGGCAATGCGTTCTGCGGCCCGTATCAGCGCCATGCCTGCGCCGCCGCGCCGGTACGCTTTGGCAACAAAAAGGGTTTCGGTGATGGCAATGCGCCTGCCCTTGTGGTGCAGTACCGGCGAGAGCAGCACGGTGCAAAAGCCTGCCAGCGTCCTGTCCGGCCCCGCGCCCGCAAAGATGCCCAGCGGATGCAGTACGCCTGCGTCAAAGAGGGCCTGATAGCCTGCGCGGTCCGGTACGCTGCCCGCAAGGTCAGGGTTGCGCAGCGCCTCCTGCTCGTATTCGTTGCGCAAGGCCGCAAAGACCGGCGCATCGAACACCGCATCAGGGGTCAGCGCAACAATGGCGTACGCGGGCTGCGTCATGGCCCGACCTGCCAGCGCCCCAGCGCTTCGATAATGGCCGCCGCGCCAAACAGCAAGACGTACAGGCCCGCGACCGCAATACAACCCCACGCCATGTGGCGCAGCGGTGCAGAACGTTTCAGCACTTCCATGCCCTTTGCCAATCCTTTAAAATCCATCTACGTTCTTGCCTATGTCCGATATAGGTATGAATTCAGAAGGCCCCGCCAGTTTGCCGCTGTCGGGGCTTTCGTCTTGATGGATGCAAGGTATCAGCCCATGCGCCAGGTAGATGCACATCGCGACCGGAACGGGACACGATTGGCTACAATGGCCCGCATGTTTGACAGTTGCCGGATGGGAGACTGACATGGGCACCGCCACCGCGTCGCTTTACGAAACCGATTTCTACGGATGGATTCAGCGCCAGACAGCCACGCTGCGGGCAAGGAATTTTGCAGCGCTTGACCTGGAGAACCTGATTGAGGAAATCGACAGCATGGGTAAAAGCGAAAAACGCGAACTGGAAAGCCGTCTCGAACAATTACTGATGCACTTGCTGACATGGCAGTACCAGCCCGCCCGCAGGGGGGCAAGCTGGCAAGCAAGCATCCGGGAACAGCGCAACCGAATCACAGACCACTTGGCAGAAAACCCAAGTCTGAAACCCCAACTGCCGCAAGCGCAAGTCAAGGCGTACCGCTATGCGGTACAGGGGGCCAGCGATGAAACCGGTCTGGCCGAATCCACCTTCCCCGCCGCCTGCCCGTGGACGTTCGGGCAGGTGATGGACGACGGTTTCTGGCCGGAACATCCTGCCGTCTGACCCTGCCCTGCAAAGGCCCCCATCACCGCCTTTGATGCCCGAAAATCACGGCAAGGGGGCAGGTACAATAAGCCTCCTTTTTGGAGCTGCCCGCCATGCCTGCCCATGCAATGACACCGCTACCCCTGTCGCCTGTCCGTTTGAACGCTTACCCGTTTGCGTTGCGCAACCTGCAATTGCTTTCGGCAATGGAAGATACGCGCGACATGCTGGCAGCCGATACCGATGTGATACGCTCCATTGAGCGCACCTACGACGAAATCTACGCAATGCTGGTTGCCAACGCGCAGCATTTGAGCGCCGAAACGGTGCAAGCGTACTTACCCCTCATCGAAACAGGTGCGGATAAGGTCAGCCGCAAATGGCGCAATGCGCACTCGCAAAGCAGATTGCACGCGCAGGGCGGTGTGGGGCAGGCCTGGCAGCGTTATATGGATGCCCTGTACAGCCTGCACGAAAAAATGGAAGAGGTACGCAACTGGCTTGAGGACCTGCAGGCGTGCATGGAGCCTTCCATGGGGCGTGAGTTCACGGATGTAGACGAAATGTTTGATTACATCATGTCCAGCCAATGACGGGAACCCTCCACATTGCGCGGTTTGACCTCAGCAAACGTTTTCTATCCGATGTTCGCGCCTTGCCAGAGAATGTGCGCAGTGCTGCGAACACTGCGCTGAAATTGCTCAAACAGAATCCGCGAGCCAAGTCGCTGCGTCTGCATACGCTCAAAGGCACCCGCAAACCCACTATCTGGAAAATCGATGTGTTGCCCAATCATTCCTGGCAGATTGCATTCGAGATGGACGGCACCACCGCCGTGCTGCGCCGCATCGGCACGCACAGGGACATAGACCGCAGGCCGCGTTAACCCCCCCTTACCTTGGACTTTGATGTCCGAAAATCACGGCAAGGGGGTTGTCGGTATCACCGTCCAGCAGCGCCTTTGAACCCTTTATCATGCGGTTGACCTGCGCGGCGGGCAGGCCGCTGGCGTCCCCCAGCAGGTTCACGGCGCTGCGCACGAAGGCCGCATCCAGTTCGCCTTGCATGGCCTGGGTGGCAACCTGGCCCATGTCGGCAATGACACGAAAGCCTGCCGGGCCAGAGTAGCCCATGTCCAGCTTGCCCGATACCGTGCGCGAGACGCCTTGAAGTTCACGCACGCCCACAAACAGGCCCATCAGGTAGCTTAGCTGCGCTTCGATCAGCGTGCTGGCAATCGATTCCCAATCGTCCCAGTCGCCCGAATCCCCGGGGGTCAGCGCGGCCACCAGCACCGATTCCAGTATGGTCGGTACCGTGAGCAGCATCAGCAGGTCTGCGGCCAGTCTGGCCTTTTGCTTTTGCGTGCGCACCGAGACATACGACAGGTTCGCGGCGGTGTTCATGAAGGAATAGAATACGGTCAGCGCTTTGACTATCGGCCCGCCGCGCTCGATGCCCGACAAATCCTTGGTCTGGCCCCCGCCCTGGCTGTCCAGCACGGCCTGGTCAGCCAGCGCAGCGGCCGTATCCGCGTCCTTGCCTTCAGACAGGGCGCGGGCCTGCATGCCGTGCCACGTCATGACGTCCACCACGGTTTGCACCTGCATCATCAGCCAGTAAGCGTGCTGCTGTATCCACGCAAGCGCACCCGGTTTGCCCTGCACGCGGTCGCGCACCTCGGCCAGTTCGCGCAAACGGGTGCGAAAGCGGTTTTGCATGAAAACGGATTGTTCGCGGGCGCTGCGTGTGGCCTGACGCGGGTTGTGCAGCCAGGCCATCAGCCCCGCGCCCGTCCATTTTGCCCCGATGCGCACCACGGTCTGGTTCAGCCCCAGTATCTGTTTGGCCGCACTCATCACGTTCATGCCCAGCCCGGCGGCAGAGACCCCACGGCGCAGCACGCCCACGAACCGCTCGGCTTCATGACGGGCCACCAGGTCGCCTGCGGCAATGTCGCTGGCCCAGCGCGTCAGTTGTTCGTGCGCCAGCGCCCCGTAGTGGGTGCGGATGGCATCGCTTAGCGCAGGGTTGCGCAGCAGGCGGTTGGTGTCGATGAGCCATTCGTGCCATGAGAGGTCATGGATGATTTCGTCTACCGCCGTGTACAGCCCGCCCAGCGAATACGACAATTTCCTGCCCTTGACCGCATCTGCCCGCGTCCTGGTGAAGCTGCGCCGCGTGGTGGCGCTGGTGTAGGCCCCTGCAATTTGCCTGCGGGCGCTTTCGGCCTCATCGTGCTCAAAGGCTTTGTGGCTGGCGTTCAGGTCGTATTTGATCGGGTAGTAGCCGCCGCGCATGTCCACCTGCGCACCGTCTGCGCTGGTCACGGAAAACGCCTGCGGGGTAATCCACTGCGGCTCCACGCCAGAGACCCGCCGCTCTTTTGCCGCAATCTCGGGGCGCAAGGTTTCAAAATAATCCCAGATGCCCTGCACCGCCTGCCAGTCGGCTGCCGTCAAGTCTTGCACCACCGCCTGCAATTGCTGCGCTGTCCAGCCTTGGCCGTCCAGCAGCCGTTGCAGGTTGCCCGCGTTGCCCATGTTCAGCGCCATCACAAAACGCTGCTGGCGGTTGAAACTTTGGTCCACTTCAGGCACAAAGCGGGCCGTGTCGTTCAGTTTGCCCCGCGCCAGCACCGGGGCCAGCAGGCCGGTGAGCGCGTGTGTGGCCTGGGCGCGCAGGCGCGATTCTTTGTCGCCTGCCGCGTTGGCCGTGCGGATGAAGGTCTGCCACATCGGCCCGCCATCCTTGCCCCCGTCCATCACCCGCGCCCAGCTTGATGCCTTGATGTGGCTGGCAAAAAAGCGGGCAAAGGATGCCCTGGCCTGCTGGCCGCGGGTAATGGCTTCGACGTTGACGTGCCGCTTGCCATTGGCGTGTTCCGAGATGCCCGCTACCAGTTCGTCCACCACCTGCGCAAACGTGCGCTTTTTTTGCTCTGTCAGCAGCCGGTTCTTGAGCCTGCCCAGGTGCTCTATCTGCCTGACGGTATCGACAAGGCCCCGGAATTGTTCCAGCGTCAGGTTCTTGTAATGCGTGCGGCTGGCCTCGTTTTCCAGCCATTCGGGGATGACCGGCTCCATGCCGCTCTCGCGCTGGCTTTCAATCCAGTTGGCAAGGCTGGTGCGCTTGTCGATGGCCCTGCCGCTTTGGCTGGTACGCAGGTCTACCCGCTCCAGCAGCTTGTCTATCTGGTCGTGATAGTCGGGGTCGATGCGCTTGCGCGAAGTGTCCGAATCAAATTTCTTCAGGTAGCGGATACCTTTTTCGACTTCGGCCAAGGCGTCATGCGCGGCGCGGGCGGCGTGGTGCTGCACCAACTGGTTACGCTTTTCACTGGCGGCAATGGACAGCGCCTGCGCCGCTTTGGTAGAATGTACGCCAAACCCCGGTGCAGGCTGGTGCGACTGGTTCGCTTGCGAACCCTCCCCAGGTATCCCATCGGGGTTTTTCTTTGCGTTTTCCTTGACCAGGGCATGGTCGTAGTAGCGCTTGCCGTCCAAGTGCTCGCGCACGTACAGGATGACTTCTGCGGACGTGCCGTCCAGCATCACTTTCGATGCGTATTGATGGGCAGCCACAATGTTTCTGCGCCCTTTCCTGTCCGGTTCGGACTTGATCAGCCTTGCCGCTTCAATCACCTTGTCCAGATGCAGCATGACCGCCAGCCCGTCAGTGTTTTGCCCTGTGGCGGCATGTTTGACGTTTTGCCATGTCACCAGAATTTGCGCACCGTCTGCCGTGGTGTAGGGTTCCGGTCGGACAAACTGTTGCTTGACCTGCTCCCGTACCCGCAACTGCATGGCGCTGATGCTGTCGGCCTGGGGCAGACCGGACGCCGACAGCGCCACGCCCTTGACCGGCACCTTGCCCGCCTGCTTCATGGCCTCTTGCGCCTTTTGCGCGGCGCGGGCAGCCGCGCGGGTGTACTGCCCGGGGCGGATGTCGCGCACCCGCTGGCGGGCCACCAGGGCCTGGGCCAATTGCCTTGCCGCCGCGTTCAGTACCCTGGGCTGGCCGGTGGCTTTTTGCAGGGCCTGCATTTCGGCGGCCACAAACCGCGCCCGTACCGCATTGTGTACCGCCGCGTCCGCCGCCCGCGCCAAAGCGTCAGGGCTGGAAAGCTCGCCGTGTTCCTCAAGCATGCGCTGCGCAACCTGCGCTTCGATGACATCAAACGGCGGCGGTGCATCCGCCAGTTTGCGTACCAGTTCGTCCCCGCTGCCAAACCCCAGCAGTTCGGCGGCAAGGTCTGGATGCAGCCCGTTTTTGGCTGTCATGCGGCGGCGTTTCAAGGTGTCCGGCACGGTAGCGGGCAGGCTGCCCGTCAGCGCCATGTCGCGCAATTCATCGACCGCCAGCCGCGCCGCACCCAGCGCCTGCGGGTGTGCGATCTGATCGCCTGCCCGCATGTCCTGTTCCGCGCTGTAATCATATTGGCTGGAAAACTGGCGCTGGCCTGCCGCCTGCGCGTGGAATTTGTCTTCCAGTTCGCGGGCATCAAAGCGCCCGTTCTCCCCTACCGCAAGGTAGCCGTATTGCGCCAGTTCTTCGCCCAGCGCGTCCAGCGTCAGCCCGCCCGTTTTGCGCACCACCGGCTTGCCAAAAACCGGCGCATCCAGTTTGGCGTCAAAGCCCCATTGGCTTTGCACCTGCGCAGCCTGCACCCCGCCCAGTTTGGCGATGGCCGTGAACAAATCGTCTTGCGCGGGGTCTAACGTGTTCGGGTCGCTGGCCGGTTTGGCAGGTGGGGGGATTGTGTCATCCGCCGTTATCTTGCCGGTCAGAAACTGCCAGGCGCGGTAGATGGGCTGCTGCATCACTTCGCGCCGCGCCTGGATGCGCAACTCGCGCCGACGTGAGGCCGCCTGCTTTTGCAAATCCTTCAGGACGCGGGCGTGGATGTTGCGCGTCCACAACATGTCCCGCGCCCCTTTGGCCTGCAATTCTTCTGTAGCCTGTTGCGTGGCCGCCACGCCCAGCGCCTGATACTGTGCAAATTCTTCTGGCGTCAGCCCCGCCTGCTCGGCGCTCTCAAAAAGGGGCAGCATCGATTGGGCCTGCTCGGCCAGCGCGATTTGTTCGTTCGTTGCCAACAGCCGGTCAAAGACGCCGCGTACCTGGTCGTTCAACTCGACATTGAGCGCCTTCAGGTCGCGGTAGACGTGCAGCAGCCAGGCGCGAAAGCGCTGAAACAGCCCCTGCATTTCAACGCTGGGGCTTTTGCCCTCGAAGAGGTACGCTTCAAAGCCGCGTGCGTATTGCTCGTGATACGCCCGTTTTTCCTCAAACGGCAGCGCCTGCCATTGCTGCAAATCGGCTACCCCGAACCAGTCCAGCACCGTTTGCATGTCGGCCCGGATGGCCTGCGGGGCGTCGGCACGGCTGGCAAGGTCGGCCTGCATTTCCAGAAAGAAGTGGCCCGATTCGTGCAGGAAGGTCGAGAGGTCTGCGTTCTTGAGCAGCGCAATGGTGTGGGTGCTTGGGCTGAACTGGCCGCGTGGGGCCGATTCGCCCTGGTTGACGATTTCCAGATTGACACCATCGGCACTTTCTGGGATAGTTTGGTTCAAGGCGCTCGCGTCGATTCCACCCCCGCCTTTGTGAGGCGGTGCGGATCGGGTCGGCAAGGGCGCTTTCTCTATGGGATTGTGGTTGTAGTACATATTGCCATTCAGGTCTTCCCGAATGGTCACGCCAACAGTAACAGGCTTGCCGTCAAGCGATACAGCCGCTTCCAGCCAGTGATAAGCCTTGGTATTTCCCTCAATTGCTGGATTCTCTGGCGGTCTGCTGTTCTTGATTTCCCCTTCGGCAACAATCTGTTCCAGCGCGGCGAACAGACGCAGTTTGTCGGGATTGGCGGAACTGCTGAACGCCTTGCGGGCGTTGCGAAATTCAATCTCCCGCCCTGAAGCCTGGTTGACTACCTTCTTGCCGCGCAGGTTCGTTTCGTACCATTGTTTGGCAGCGGCTCGCAGCGTTTTAAGGTTGACATCACGCGGCGCGATTTCCTCGCCCGTGAGCGTGGCGACGGTTTGCCCGGCTTCGCTCAAGTTGTGGGTCATGACCAGATCGCGCACCGCGTCTTGGTCATAATGTTGTCTGCCCGTGCTATCATGGTTGCCGCTGTGGGGGAATGTCTGCACCACGTCTTGGGCGTACGGGCCAGGGGAAACCGCCTTGTCAAGGAGGTTTTGGACATTGGCCGTTGGAGAATACTTCCGCAGCGACACACCGCGCATGTTCTGGCGCTTGCGCGTGACCTCTTCCAGATACACCAACACCCCATCGTCTACCCGCTTGGCGTACACCATAACCGGTGCGCCTTGGTGTGAACGCAAGTCGGTACGCAGCGCGTCATAGGATGTAACGATTTCGGGAATCAGTGCAATATCTGCGCCGGTGATGGCAATCTGCCCGCGCGGGGTTTCAGTCTTCGGGTCGCCGTGTTTGCCTTTGATGTGCGCAATAGCCGACTGCCCGATGGAGTGCGAATACTCGGCCAGTTCCGGCGCGTCCTGCGCAAGCTTGCCTTGCAGCTCTGTCCAGAAGACCGATTCGGCTTTTTCCGTACCGTCCCACATCGCTGCGGCATCCTGCCCGTCGGTGGCGTGCTTCCAGCCCGTGGGTGGCTGGGCGGCCAGTGACTGCGCCAACTGCTGCCCCTGCACCACGGGCTGCGCCACGACGCTCACAGGATACTGTTCAAACAACGCTTCTGGCGTCATGCCCAGCCGCGCGGCCTGAACGGCATAGGCGTTCGAGACCATCGCCGCGTAGGCGTCGTTGACCTGCGGGGTAAAGCGGTCTGCTGCATCCAGTTGGGCCTTGAGCGCATCGCGCACGGTTTGCGCACTGGCCTTGAACGCTTCATCCATCTGCGCTTCGGTAAAGGCGTGTGCCTGCGCGACGGCCAGTTCTGCGTCAGCATCCTGCAAGACGGCTTGCGCCTGTTGCCGGGTAAACCCTTCGGGGTCGGTTTTCAGGTGGTCCATCAGGGCGCTGGCGTGCTGCGTGGGCGCAATGCGGGCGGCGTACTCGGCAATCGGGATGGCAATCTGCCCCCCAAGCTGCACGGCAGCGGGCAGTTGTTCGGCAATGGCAGGCGAGACTTGCGCCAGTTGGTCGGCCAGGCCCGACTGCATCAGCGCGTCGGCCTCGATGTAGACGTGTGACACGGGCCCGTCCTGCGCCGCCGCTTCAATGAATTGCTCGAACGTTTCGGGGTCGCGCTGGGCCAGCTTGTCCGCCTGTACCAATGCGGCAAGGTTTTCCAGAAAGTCGGCCTGCTGCTGCGCGGCCTGCGCCCGTTGCTGGCGCTGTGCCTCAGTGGTCACGGCACGGTCCACCCCGCGCAGCAGGGCCGTCTGCCCGCCCACCCCCACTATCGTGGCAATCAGGGTTTCGGCTGCCGCAGAGGGACGCTCGCGCAGGTAGTCGGAAATCGGTTTATTGCGGTTTTCCGGCAGCACCGCCCAGTCGTTCAAGTCCTGCAATATGGTAGCGGCCTGTTCGCCTGCGATTTCCGGCAGCCACTGGCGGTTCAGGGTTTTCCAGAGCCCCGAGTGCTTGAGCACGTCGCCCAGCAGGCGCGAGGCGGGGATTTTTTCCGTGGCAAACTCAATCGCCCCCTGGCTCATGCCGTAGGGCAGCGCCTGTATCGGGGCCAGCCCCTGCTCGCGCCCTTCGTGATACGCGCCACCGCCTGCCATTGTGGACATGCCGGTCAGTGCAACAACAGGGTTGCCGGTTGCCACGGACATCCCCAGCAGCGGCACGTTATGCAAAATCGATTGCGCCCCGGCAAAGATGCCGCGCCCCAGCATGCTTTGGCGCGGCGGGGCCAGTTCTTGCGCCCGCCGCGCCGAGTACGCCCCGGCCCGGCCAAACCAGTCTGCCCCCACACGCAAGGGGTTGCCCTGCCTGCCCCAGGCCCAGTCCAGGAGCGGCGCGGGGGTTTCCAGCACCGCACGAAATGCGCCTGCCGCGCCGGTGTTGGCGTTGTGCCAGAATGCGCCCAGGTCGCCTCCCAAAGTGTGTTTGTTATCCGCCCCCATCACGTAGCGTGCGCCCGCGCCGACAATCGATTCGATTCGGGTCAGCGTGTCCAGGTCGTCATGCGCCAGTTCGGTGAACGCAGGGTCTGTCAGTTGGCGGCGCAGTACGGGGCTGATGGATACCGCCGCCTGCAAGCGGCGGGCGGTGTCGCGCGTATCCAGTGCGTCGAAATTGCGTTGCACCACGTCCGGTGCCAGGCCGGTGGTTTTTGCCAATTGTTGCGCCCGCGCGGCCCTGTCCGCGTTTTGGCCCATGACGCGGGCAAGGGTGTGTTCGGACGCCTGCTTGAGTGCGGCCTGCTGCGCGTCCAGTATCTGGCCGTAGACAGACGGTTGCGCTTCAGGATATTCCTGCGCGTCAATCTGCGCCATGCCTTGCGCATCACGCAGGGTCTGTGCCTGCGCATCCAGTATCTGACCGTAGACCGAAGACATGCCGTGCTTATTCCTTGGGTTTGCCCGCCATCACCCACAATTGGGCAATGGCCTGCTCTGTTACCGGCAGGCCACGGGTTTGCAGTTCGTTGATGATTTGCGCTCGCGCCCCGGCAGGGATGCTGGACAGGCCGATGTCCTGCCCGTTCACCGTGACGTACGCCTTTTGCATCTGCTCGTCCGACAGGGTGAACAGCGGCACGTCGGTTTTGTCCGGCCAGAACGCATCCACCCAACTGCCTTGCTGCACGTTCACGGTGTCCAGCAGCCGTGCGTCCAGAATTTTTTGCAACTGCTGCGAGTTGGCCTTTTGCCTGCCCTGCAAGTCCACCTGCTCAAAGCGGCGTACGTCCTCATCAATCAGGCGCTCAAACTTTGCCAGCGCGGCCAGTTGCTCTGGCGTGGCTTTGCCGTCAGGAGGGATGATGCCCGCCGCAATGGCGGTCTCTTTGACGCGTTTGGCTACCGAGATGATTTCCAGATGCTTGCCGTCAGGGTCGCTGCTGCTGCCGTGTTCGGCCTGCTGTGCGGTCTTGAGCAGCGCATAGCCTTTTTCCAGATGGGCATCGTCCAGCATGGGGCGAAACCGCGCATAGAACTCAACCGGCGTCATGGCGGCAAGCGTCTCTTCGGGCAAGCTCAGCACGCCCGCCCATGCCAGCGGGTTGTGCTGGAAGTTGGCTGCCTTTTTGGAAAATTCCATCACCGCGCCCAATTTCTCGCCGGGGATTGCCATGCGCAACCGCGCAGGCAATGCGGCCATGTCACCGCCGTTTTCAAACAGCGCCTTGAAGGTGTCATCCAGCGTGGATTCGTCCCGCTCTTTTTGCGCCTGCACCGCCTCTTTGTGCCGTCTGTCCAGCAAGTCTTGCGCCAGCGCCAGTGTTTCAGGGCTGGCCGCAAGCTGCTCTCGCAAATCGGCTTTCATTTGCGCCAGCGGCAGGGCGGTGTTCACGCGGACATCGGGCGCGGCGCGGCCAGCGTACGTCTGTATCAGTTCGTCCACCGCTTCTTGCGCGGCTGCCGCCTGCCTGGATTCGTGCAGCACCGCGCCCAGTTTGGTTTTGTCCGCGGCCAGCATTTCATCTGCGGCCCCGTCCATCAGCGCCTGCGCCCTGTCCAACTGGCCTGCGTCGATGGCCGCGCCAATCGCCCCCTTGTGGCCGTCGCTCAGCGTGGCAACCAGATTGGCCTGCGTCTGCACCGCAGACAGGCCCTGCAAGCGTCCCTGCTCCACCACGGCGGCGCGGATGGCGGCGCGGGCCTGTGCCAGCGCTTCATCGTCCCCCCAGGCAAGCTGCATCTGTTCCCGCCCCAGCGCCACGGTGCCTTCCTGCACGCTTTGCCGGTACACGCCAAATTCGCGGGCAGTGTGCGCGGCCAGGTTCTGGCTGAACTGGCGGCGCAGCGTCGCGGCCTGCTGGCTGAACAGTTGCCGTTGCTGCTCGTTGCCCAGTCCGCCTGCAATGTCGGCCAGCGCCTTGTCGAACTGCTCGGTGTACGCTTGTGCGACGGGTTTTCCATCACTGCCCGCAATGGCCGCATCGCCTTTCAGGTGGACGTAGCCCCCTTGCGGGTCATACGTCAGCCGCAGTTTGGCCGCGATGGCCTGGTTCATGGCGTCGTTGAGCTTGACCTGCGCGGCCTGCAGGGCCATGTCCAGTGCGATGTTGCTGATTGCCCCGCCCGCCTGCTGCAATCCCTGACCCATTGCCTGCGCGGGTGCGCCCGCATCGGGCGCATCGGGAATCGACAGGCGGGCCTGCGGCAAGGTGCTGGCACCGACTTGCAGGCCGTCATACACGGGTACGCGCGGCATGGCTTACCCCCCCTGGACGTTGCCGTATTGCATCCACGTGGATGCCACACTGCCCGCGCTGCCCAGCAGCGAGGTTGCCAGCGCCGCGCCGGGTTTGTTGGCTTTGGCCTGCGCACGGGCCATCCGCGCCTGGTTTTCGTGGTTCACCTTCTGCGCACGGATGCCCCATGCCTCATAAATGGCGTTGGCTTCCATCTGGTTGCGGTCGATGTCGGACAGTATTTTGGTAGAGGCTTGCACTTCAGCCGCACTGCCCGCGCCCAGGTCTACCCCGTTTGCGGCCAGCGCCGCCCGCTGCGCCCCCCGTACATGCCCTGTGCGCAGGGTGTGCGCGGCCACCTGCTGCTGGCCACGGGCCAGCGCCGATTGGGCGCTTTGCTCGGCCAGCCGTGCGTTCACGTCGGCAATATTGGCCTGCGCGGTCAGGTTGTCACGGGCGCTGGCGGCGGAAAACCACGCCCCCACCGCACCGCCCGCAGCCCCTGCGCTCGTGCCCAGCGCCCCTATCAGCGCCAACTGCGGTGCGGCCATGCCCATGTGTCTACCCTCCTGCCTGCGAAGGCGCAAGGAACGCGGGCGGCTCGGGCCAGACCACTTCATTCGGGAACCCACTTTGCTGCGGCACGTCCAGCAGGGCCTGCCGGTAGCTGGACAAGGCCACCTGCTGCGGCACGGTAAATTCGGCCCAGCGCAAGGGATTGGTCACAATGGCATCCAGCGCCGCAAGCAATTGGTTGCGCTGGCCGCGCATCTGGTCAGACAGCACCTCTTCGGGGCTGGGGCCGTCGTAGG